CGGCCTACATGCGTGATCGATCGGACTAGATTATCGCCATAATGGTAAACCGCTCTATCGCCTTCCATCTTGCGCTGCTGAATCGCAACGCCGGAAGTTTCGTTTCCGCGCTGGCCGATAAAGGCGTTATACAAGCCCATGGTGGATTTGATGTCTTGCGCTGCGGTCTGCATGGCATTGACAATGCCTGTAGGGATTTGCGGCCCTGGATTCATTTGCGGCGGCGGCGCTAAGTTGCCCTTGGCGTCTGTCTGATCATAACGCAGGACGATTGCGTCATCAGGGTTTTTGTAATCAGCGGCGTAATTCTCAGTGGTTCCGCCAACGGCTATGATTGTGGCCTTAGGAGCCTTCATAAGCAATTCGGCTTCCATAGACGCCAGATAATTATAACGGCGCTGGGAATCCTTAGACTTGCGAATCAGGCTGAAGATATGGCGCTCGCCATCAATCCATGCCTCTTCACCGTATACAGGCACAACCGGGATATATTCGCCAGGGAACGTGGTTTCTTCAAGCACGTCTTCGCCGCTTAACAGATAACGGCGAACAATGCGGCCATCTTCGGTCTCTTCGATCTTGAAATATTCGCAAATGATTAAATAATCGTCTTTATCGCTATCGTCTTCAAACGAGATTGGATTAAAACTGGGAAATCTGCGGGCAAATTCTTTCTTAGAGATTTCCTCAAGAACAAATGCAAACATAGCGTCTGAGCCGTCAGGCTCTACGCTTTCAGGGTCAATATAGATTGAGAACTGATTCATGACGCGCTGGATGTATAATTCCTGCTCGCCCGTTTGTTTGTTTTTTACCCGGTGATCAACCCGAATAAACCCGATAGATGATTTAATCGCGCAATTGACCGCGTTGTCATACGATGAATCAGCGTTGCTGTTCTGCTCAATATCACGGATTAGACCCTGATAGATTTCAGCCGTTTCAATGTCTGCACCGCCAGAATGCGGGATGACGTTGATGGTCGGCGTATTCATGCGAATGTCGTTTGAGACCTGATTGACGAACTGCGTAAGCTGGTCAATTGTCAGAACGGGGCGGTTTTTCTTTTTGCGGCGCTCATAGTCGCGGGCATCCCACTGCGCGGCGGGATCGTCTGATAGGAAATATAAATCATCTTTGCCAGCAGAATAGACGCGATCCCAAATTTCTCTGGCTTTTTCGGCGCTGTTCTGGGCTTCCGTGATAATTTCGGACAATTAATAAACCACAATGGCGAGCGACTGGCCCGAACGGGCATGGTTTACAATCGGCATAGACCGAAGGTACGGCTATTGTAAGCTTTATTCTACGTCAGTGTCAATAGGTTTTGTGTTATCCCAAGCAACAACAAAAACCTCTCCTGATTCCGTGTTATTATAAATCGCTCGTGTGCGGCTGGCATCGTCATGCAGCGTTAGCCTGTCATCTTGCCAGATTAAGCCTGCTGCTGCGACTTTTTCTTGCAAAGCCGAAAGCGCCGCTTGTTTCGCGACTTGACTCATTGCTTGCCCCCCTTGGGTATATTAATTACAACGCACCATCCATCACCGCAATACGCGCCCTGATATGTTATCTGCTCATCCATTTGCGAGCGCCTTTTTTCGTCTATCATCAACAGCGGCCCAAACTAATGCAGCGTATTCCTTAGCGTGTTGTCTATTGCTTCTAAGCCACTCTTGAGCCTTGCCAAAATCCATAGTCTGTCCCGATATTTTAGAAACAGCAACTGCACATTCTGCGGCGGTTGGTAAATGCAAATGCCCGTCTTTGCACCAGCGCCAATCATTAGCCCCGGCAAACCGCTGTCCAAGCGTTGCATCGGATAAAAGCGTGAATCTTCCTACCTGCTCATCCATGATCCGTATCCATCTTCATGTGCGAATGGGTCTTCAATCTTAATCAATCCCGCCTTGTTCATACTCGCCGCCCTTGCCGCTGCTCTGGCTGCATCCGCTGCATGGGATGTCCAGTCATGGCGTGGCTTTGATTTAAATATACCGCGTTCTTGATCCCATTCATAGCCGTAATTTTCAAGCGCGTGGATTCCGTCCTTGCATTTCTCAGCGTCAAATACGGAATAGGCTATGGTTTGCCGAACCAGCTCAATACCGGGGTTGATATCGCTTTCCCTTGACAGCACCGTGTTGTGCAGGCCAAGGGCTTGCAATTGCCGCGATACACTTTCGCCGCGAATATTGCCATGTCCGCCGTCATGCGGCAGATAGTGGCCGTGCTTCATGTAATTGTATGGCTTGGCCTTGACAATCGCTGCATAGTGATCAAGCTGCTCGCCGCTGTTTTCGTAATATTCAAGCCATCGTAATTCACGCCCGATGAATTGCAGCCACCAGATGCTTGTTGCGTCTCCGAATCCCAAATCCCATGCGGTGAACACTTCGCCTGATGGGTCATACGGAACGCGGGTTATGCGCCCGTCTTCTCTAGCCTTGGCCAATTGCTTGGCAAACACAGCTCCGCTGCGGCGTGTGTCAGGCTGGCCTTCCCAGATATGCGCATAAGCCTCCGGGTCTAATGCCTCAAGCTTGCGGCGCTCTGCCTCAAGAACGTCAGGAAAGAAAGGGTTGTCACGCCATGAGACTGAAACGGCCTTAACATCATCGCCCTGATACGCAACAAAGCGCTGATATGTGGGGTCGGTTAAGTTTTTAGGATTAAACGAAACCCAGATTTCAGAACCCTTTTTACGGATTGTCGGTATAAGGATTTCCCATGAATTATGACTAACATTCTGTGCCTCTTCAATCCAGCATATATCCGCGCCTTCAAGGGATTTCAGGTCGGTTGTGTTGTGCTTCAGGCCGCGAAACTTAAACTCAGTTCCGTTCCTGCCCTTAATAACATCGCGCTGGATTTCGTATTTTGTGCCTTCAAGACCGTGGCTGCGGATTAAATCAGCAAGCAGGGCGTGAACCGAATCACTGATGGATTTCTGTATCTCACGAGCGCAGATTATGCGCAGTGGTTTTTGCATACCAAGAACCAGAAGCGCCCTTGCAACAGCGTGAGACTTTGCGCCGCCGCGACCGCCATACATGACCTTGTATCGCTTGGGCTTAAAGAGAAAGCCAAATTTATTCGGTATCTGAATTTCCGACAAAGCGCACCGTTATCTGATTGTCTGCGGGCTTGCCGTCTTTGTCTAGCGCTTGCTGTTCTTGCCGCTGTAGTTTGGGGATGTGATATTCTACAACTGACATAAACCTGTCAAACGCCGCTGTCGGACTATCGGCTGCTATTTGATCTAGCCAGCCATTTAAGCGGTCTACGTTGCCTTCAACAAAAACGGCTATTGCCTGCCTTGCCTCTGCCGTTGCCTTGTTAGGCTTTCCCGTGCGAGAACCGCCGCCTGTTTTTATACCTTTTGCCATGGCACTTTATCTCAGTTTGCGATAATAAATTAACGTCTCATGTCCTAATCAATGATTTTACAATCCCAATTAGGGCGGCGTTTATAGGCACCCCCAAAAATGGAAAAAACAAATTCGTTTTCCGCTTTGGTGTAATAAAATTTACGCCGAAGCCTTTTTAAAAAGCTGTCGCCAAATTCTTCATAAAACTTTTTGTCAAACGCTGCCGAGCTAAAATCGTAATTCTTCATTGTAAGCCTTCTAAAAAAACCCGCCGCATTCCGCAAACAAGACGCGACGGGCTTTCGATGATGAACCAATCAAGCATTAAGGAGATTAACACTTAAAGCAAATCTAGCATATTTGTTTTTGTCTGTAAATAAAAAAACCCGTCGCTGTTTCCGTGGAAGATGCGACGGGCTAAGAGTAAGCATGACTATTTGTAAAAAATTAGCACAGTGGTTTTTTGATGTCAAGTACGTGAATCACGTATGGGCTTTTCAAAGTCTTCATATTTGTAAACCTTAGGAATCCACTTGCTATGGCGCTCGATTATTTCCATCAATGCTGACACGGGGCCGCTGATAGGCACTGAGCCATCTTCATAGCGCCTGATGGTGCGGGTATGAACGCGGATGATTTCGGATAGCTGGGCCAGTGATAGCCCAGCGTCTTTGCGGATTTTGATAAACTGTTCTGGGGTCATTTATGCGCCCATCCCTTCGCGGACAATAAATTTTGCCCAGCTGTGACTAACGA